CCGCTTAACCCCGCCACCAGGAGCCCGCACCCATGCAAAACACTTTCGCCGCCGCCCAGTCCATCTGGGACAACGCGCAGCCCCCCGAATACCCCGACGAGCCGGAACCCGGCCCGCTGGAGATGATCGACGCCACCGAGGAGGCCCTGCGCGACGTCAACGACGTCGGCCTCTGGCTGGCCGATAACGGGCGCCTGGCGTCCGATGAACTGGTGGACGTTTCCGGCCTCGGCGAAGACCTCGACTCGGCCACCGTGGATCAGCTCTTTGCCCTGCTGCTGCTGGGCACCGATGCGCAGGCCCTGCAGGCTCGCTACCTGCTGCGCGAGCGATTCACCACCGACCGCAAGGCCGAGATCCACGCTCGTGCTCTGCAGCTGCTGGCGCAGAACGCAGACGAAGACCCGTATCACGACGATCCCCACCACTGGTACTGAAAGGACCACAGCATGACCACTTCGTTTCACGCCTACCGATCCACCAACACGGCGGAATACGGATATACCGTGTTCATCATGAGCAGCGGCGCCGGAAGGCTGGATTGCAGCATCTGGCTCACCGATGAGGAAGCCCTGATCCTGGCATCTGAACTCCGCGCCGCTGTGGCCAAGGGTTCGGCAGCCGCCGATGTGTCCGCAAAATTCACCACCATGGAGACCGCATGACCACCCTCACCGACACCCAGCGCACCGACGAATGGCACGCCGCCCGCGCCGGCAAAGTCACCGCCAGCCGCTTCAAGGACGTCCTGGCCCGCAACAAACCCACGGCCGCGCAGGCCAAGGCCGGCGAGCCTGGAAACCCGAGCGCCGACCGAACGCGCTACCTGTGGCAGATCGTGACCGAGCGCCTGACGGGCCAGCCCGTGATCACGCCTGACGCCGCACCGCTGCGCTGGGGCCGCGAGAACGAAGACGCCGCCCGCGTGGCGTACCAGTTCACAACCTCGGCCAGGATTACCGAGACGGGCTTCATCGCGCACCCGAAACTGGCCTGCGGCGCCTCGCCTGACGGCCTGGTGTCAGACGAATCTGACCCCGATGGCGCATTCGGTCTGATCGAGATCAAGTGCCCCTGGAACTCGCAGGTGCACCTTGAGACCTGGCTCAACGGCATGCCCGAGGATCACATGCCGCAGATACAGGGCCAGATGTGGCTGACGGGCCGCGAGTGGGCCGATTTCGTCAGCTTCGATCCACGCATGCCAGCAGACCTGCAGCTGTATGTGCAGCGCGTCAAGGGTGATCCCGAGTTCCAAGCTAGGCTGGAGCGAGAGATCATCGGATTCAGCGCAGAAGCCGACGACATCGTGGCCAGGCTGCGCGCCAAAGTGTCTTTCTAACCCATAGGAGTTTTCCGTATGTCAACTGCACTCGTTCCCGTCGATCAAGTCGAGCGTATGGCTCTGGCCGTCGCCAAGTCAGGCCTGTTCGGCGTCAAAACGCCCGACCAAGCCATGGCCCTGATGCTCATCGCACAGGCCGAAGGTCTTCACCCGGCCATCGCAGCGCGTGACTATCACGTTATTAATGGCAGGCCAACGCTCAAGGCCGATGCCATGATGGCTCGGTTCCAGACCGCTGGAGGTTCTGTCCGCTGGGGCGAGTACACCGACAAGCGCGTGGTCGGCACGTTCAGCCACCCGCAAGGTGGCAGCGTGGAGATCGAATGGACGCTGGACATGGCCATCACAGCCGGCCTGACCAAGAACCCGACCTGGAAGTCTTACCCGCGCCAGATGCTCCGCGCCCGCTGCATAAGCGAAGGCATCCGCACCGTGTTCCCAGGCGTGGTCGTCGGCACCTACACGCCCGAGGAAGCCGAGGACATGGACCCGCAGCAAAACCAGCCCGCCGCGCTGCGCGACATGGGGCCTGTGCTCGAGGTCGCAGACTTTGGCAGCGTGATGCGCCAGATCGACGCCGCGCAGACCATCGACGCGCTGAACGCCCTGCGGCCCGCAATCCGCACGCTGGACCGTGACGCCCGCGATGAAGCCAACGACGCGGCCAAGGTGCGCGCCGGTCAGATTCGCGCCGCGCAGGCGCCTGTGGAGACGCTGGAGGCCAATGATGAGCCAATCTGAGCAGCGGGCGCCCGAGCGCCTTTTCAGCGTGGTCCCAGCCGGGGACCGCTGGCTTGTCGTGCGCCGTTTGGCTGGCCTGGACGGGTCAGCCGCCGTGGTGGCCGATTGCCTGACGCGCAGCAGCGCAGAGCAGGTGTGCGCCGATTTGAACGGGAGGGATGAATGACACCGTTTCAACTCAAGAACAGGATTGACGCCTGTTTTTTACTCGCCACGGAATGCGGGTTTGAACTGCGCGAACACGGGCCGCACTACACGGGCGGCGAGATATACCTGTACGCCGCGCCAGACAACAAAGTGTTTGCCAAAGACATCTGCATTCAGCGGTTCTCGTCTTGGGAAATAGCCGAGGCGTTCTTTGCCGGGTATCTCAAGTGTGAGTTGGCCCACAAGGCGGGAGGGAAGAAGTAATGGAACTGAGAGACCAGGACGGGACGCTGCTGATGTCGGTGGGCAAGACGGGTGGGCCTGCATTCCCAGTGCCGGATGACGCTTCGGATATGTTTGGCATGACCATGCGCGATTACTTCGCGGCCAAGGCGATGCAAGGGATCGTTGCCGCAGACAGCGACCCCAACCCAGAGAAAGTCGGCAGTATTGCGGAGCAAGCGTACATCTTGGCCGACGCCATGCTGAAAGCGAGAACCGCATGACCCCCCTCCGTCCCCGCGTAGCCGCAACCCTGGCCATCATCCGCGAGCGCCAGCCCGTAGCCATGGCCGACATCGCCTATCGCCTGGGATGCGAAGCCGCCACGGCCCGCACCTACCTGCACCAGCTACACCAAGCCGGCCTGATCGTGCCGTCCAGCCGTGGCCGCTGGGCACGCTGGCGCATCGCACCGCCGCCGAAGCCGCCAGAACCCGAAACCGTAGCCCTTCAACGGGCTATCGAACAGGCACCCAGCATCTGGCACTACGCGCAGCGACTGCGTGCCATCAGTGGAGTATCAGCATGATCCGCATCCAGAATCCATTTCGCACACCGTCAGAGCAGGAACTGATCGCCATTGAACTAGACCAGGCCCGTCGCGGCCTCCTCGAGGCTCAGACTGGGCGCGACTACGCCAACGCCATGGTGATCTATCACGAAAGCCGAATTGACCGGCTCCGCGCGAAGCTGGAGATCATGACTCAGGAGGCGGCGGCATGACCGTCAAGATCACCAGCGACAAGGTGGCAGCCGTTGACCAGGACTATTTCTGGAGGCCGCTGCACACATGCCCGCTGTCGGCCAAAGTCCAGTTGCTGACCGCAGGCGGCGTGGCCGTGTACGGCCAGTACCAACCCGGTATTGGCGGTTACGTTGGCTGGGCACCGCTGCCCAAGAAACCGGAGTGGATGAAGTGAGTGACCTACGAACCGCCGCCCAGCAGGCGCTGGAGGTACTGATCCGAGCCAGCAGTTACTACGACACCTACGCCGAGATTGATGCCCTACGCGCCGCGCTGGAGCAGCCGGAACGAGCGCAAGCCATGAGGGATGCGGGATACACCCGCAAGCCGACGCTGCGAGAGATGGCAGAGCCGGAGCAGCCAGAGCAGGAGCCGGTGGCGATTGTGTCATCGGTGACGGAGCCGGGACAGTATGGCGTGAAAGTCAGATGGCTTGGTGGGTTTCCTCAGATTGCCATGAAGCTCTACACCCACCCACCCCGCCGCGAGTGGCGAGGGCTGACGGTGCCTGAGATGGTTGATCTTTGGAGGACGGCAACCGGCGATGACTTTGGAGGAGTTGAACGCTTCGTCCGCGCCGTCGAGGCCGCGCTGAAGGAGAAGAACTATGAGTGACCTGAGAACCGCAGCACAGCAAGCGCTGGAGGCGTTGGAATTCATGGCAGACGAATGGGGCTTTACGCAAAAGGCAAACAGACCTGAACGATGGCAAGCAATCACAGCCCTCCGCGCCGCGCTGGAGCAGGCGGAGCCAGACTACTACCTCTTGCCAACCAACAGGAAAGAACCACGACCCGGCCTTGTGAACTTGGAAGAGTTCCCCGGCTTTATCTACGAGTCCCCCAACGGCTGGCACATCGGTGACATGAAAGTAGTCAAGTGGCTACTGAACAACCAAGAAGCTGATTACTGGGAGCAGTTCAAGGAGGGGGCATGAACCGCGATGTCTGTGAGCACGGAGCCGATGGTGCGTGTAAAGAATGCTACCTCCTGCGATCCCAGAACACCGAACTCGACCGTGTGCTGGCGGAGATGGAGCACGCGCTCAACGAGGCCGACGCCATCATGGAGGAGGTGGACGAAGAGACCGCCGACGCTTGGCGTAAACGCTGGGGGCGTTTGTGGGGGAGGACGGTATGACAAAAGACGACATCATCAAGTGTGCTCAGCAATGGGGCCAGGCATGAGCCTCGTCACACCCGTAGTTGTGTTCTTTGCTGTGAACCCCGACGAAGAACTGACTAGCGAGGACATCGCCGCGAAGTGGGACGTGGACCAGAACAACATCGGCAAGACGCTGCGCTACGCCGAGCAGAAGGGCTGGGTCATTGCGACCAAAAAGCCCAACCCGTCAAGGCCAACCAAGCAGATATTGTTCTACACCGCAGGCCCGCGCCTGCTCAAGGAGATCGGAAAATGACCTCTCGAATCCCCCACGGCTGCGACCAGCAAGGCCGCCACCCCCAGGCCGCCGAGTGCTGCACTGAGCTCGGACAAGACGAGCCCGACTTCTACGGCCCCGGGTACTGGAAGGAAGAGGCCGCGGGTCTGATCATCTTCGCCGCCGCCCTGGTGGCTCTGATGGGCACGCTGGCAATTTTCTTCGCAGGCTAGGCCGTCAAAGCAAAGCAGCCTCGGCTGCACGGCGCCGTACCAGACCCGGCAGCACGCGGCCACCGCCGCGTGTCCACAGCATCAGTTGCTCCTTGGCGTCTTCCCAGTCGCCATCGTCCACGCGCTTGCGCAGCGTGCTAGCCCGGTATCTGGCCACGCCGAGGTTGTAGGCGAAGTCTGTCATCGCGCCGAGTGCTCGCGGACGCGCCAGGAGGCCCGGAGAGGCCTTCAAAACGCCTGCTAGGTAGTTGTGCCTCAACTCATGCACCAGCCACTCCTCGGCGGTCTCCTTGCTGATCGGCGGATGCTCCATCGTCACTTTGCTGCCGTCAGGCTTCCAGACTGTGCCGTAGCCAATGGTGGGATACCCTGCTGGGCAGATGTACGGCTGAAGCCTCAGACCCTCGAACGGCCGGCACAGCGTTGCGGCCACCTCGACGGCCTCATCGACTGCGCTCGTAGACACGGCCAACGAACCAGAAGCTGATGATCATGTTGAACACGGCCAGGTCGTCGCTGCCCCACATCGAGGTCAGCACGTCCTTCCAGTTGCCGCCCTGTTCGATGGCGATGAGGTAGGCCGCCACCTTCACGGAAGCGTACAGAGCCAGGAACAGATAGGTCACCGTGGGCCGCACCATAGCCGAGATGGCAGAGACGAACCAGCCTGCGTTCTTGGCCATCTCGGACTGCTCCTTGAACGCCTGCGTCATGGCGTCCAGTTCGGCCGTCTGGAGCTGCACATCGG